TATACATTTTAGGTTTTCTAAAAAGTGTTGATAATTTCGTAGTATATGGTTTTAGATTTTCTTTTTTGTACGCATAATTAAAATAATTTACATAATTTTCTTTTTTAACATTATTAATCGCATTTTTTATTTCGTTATTTAATTCATCATATTTGAGAACTTTTTTATTTAGTTTTAGATAATGTTTAATTTGATTAAAGTAATTTTCTATTGGACTATTTGTTTTTGGCGTATAAGGAATGCTAAATAAATATTTATTACCACTATTTATAATAGCATCTTTAACATATTGATTATTATGACTTCCAGCATTATCCAAAATGATAAGATTGTTTTTATAATTAGTAAATAGGGTTTAGGGTTTACACCCTTGAAGATTTAAAATGGCACAAAGTTCTGTAAAAAAATATTTCATACAGGTTTATTAATTTGTGTATTCAAGGCTTTCTAATAATTATTAGAAAGGTAAATTATGGTTGGATACATCGTGTAATGTATCTGATTGATTGCTTCTACATAGATATAATGGTCTTTTTAATCCATTTATATGATTATAAGCTATTTTATAAATGTTTTTAACACCATTAACATCTCTGTTCCATAATCCACAACCGCTCTTACAGCGTAATAGACCATGTACTAATATTGTGTTATTTTTATAAGGTCTTGGGTTATCTCTAACCATAAACTTCTTACATTCTCCTCCTTCGCAATTACAGCATTTACAACTTGTTCTGTATTCATCTACTAAATAGGTATCATAACCTGACTTTCTGAATAAAGTTCTTATACCTTTACCTTTAATTGGTTCTTTATATTTCATATGTTTGTGTTGTTCAAAATCACCAAAACATATTACAACATCATCAGGATGGCCAAATATTTTCTTAAATTTATTTATCATCTTCTGCTCGTTTCTTTTTCTATTGATATATCCATTTAATTTCAATTTTCTGAATATATATCTTTCATAGAACTGGAATAATTTATGATTGATTTCATTCTTTTTTTTTATATAATCTTTATATTTATTTATGTCTAAAGACTTTTTGTTATATTGAGATAGTTCAGTCTCGTAGTCTATAATAGACTTTCCATCAATTTTTTCATTCTTAAATTCTAATATAAGTTTATTATACTTCTTAATTTTACATTCTTTTCTTCTACTATCTTGTGTATATCTAAATGTGGTAGCATCTTTACAACATCCATCTACACAATATATAATATCACACTTACCAGGGTCTATTGCAACTATCTTCTTGTTTTGTAAAGGAGTATAATCACACAATTCATTAATATACAGTTCTTTTGATATGCTGGTATTTTTAGGTTTTGAAAACTTATCTATTAAGTCATCTCTAATAAGCAATATAGAACAACTAACACCATCAGTTTCCATAATATGATGGAATGAATATCCTTCTCTCTTAAAGCATTTCCGTTGTGTCCTAAAGAAAAAATCCCATATTTCTGATTTCCTTTTCTTAAGATTACCCTTTGATAAGTAGTCATCTTTTTTTCCTTGCTCTTTTCTTAACAAAAGATTTACAATAGTTGTAGTATCAAGAGTAATATGTTTTGGTATGATGTCTGACCTCAAAGGAAAAACATTATTAATACTAAATCCTTCTTGTTCTATATATTTCATCATATAAATCATACAAGGTAGATAATCAAATTGATTACAATGTATATCATAATGAATGCTATTTTTAGCAAATATCTTTTTAGGAATAATATGTTGCTTTACATTATTAATCCAAGAATGATATAGTGAATGTGATTTATATTCATTTGTTTCAACATTAAGGATATCATTCTTAATTTTTCTCAATTGAGAACATAGTTTATTTATTCTATTATCTTTCTCTTTTTTAGTTAAATTTAATCTTTTTATTTTATCTACAATATATTTCTTCTTCCAATATACATTAACAAAACGCTCTACATATTCAACATAATGTAATTGAATATTATTTTTATACATAGTAATGATATCATCTGCTAAATAATCTAAAATGGTATTCATATGAGTATATTTTAGATTATCATCTTGTCTTAATGATTTGTAATGTTCTTCATAAAATGAATTGAGCTTATCTTTTAATTGTTTTGTTTCATCAGATGGTGGTCTTCCTGAACCACCTTTAACACATACTATTTTCAAGCAATTGACTGCAAAAGAATGATCTATTTCTGGTATAGTATTGTGTTTGTTATAATAGTCTAATAAATACAACTTCATAAACATTGATCCGTGTATAACAATCTTATGTGTCCTCATAACAGCATCATTAATTTTAGACAGATTGATTTCAGGATTTTTAAGGACATATTTGATAGGCACTTTAACACCTTTATAGAAGTCAGGAGGTTTCTCTTTAATATTATTCATCTATTATAATAATGAGACAAATATTTTTAGTGTTTTCGTGTATATAGTACATATTTTGTTCTTATATAATTTTGTAATGTTTAAGAACATATGTTTTAATATCCTCTTCTGTTGTAAAATATTGCTTTTTATCATTACATTCTTTTTCATAATTAAAGAATGAAGTATAATTTATATCATAGTTGTCAATATTATCAATTATTTTATGACCTACTAACCATATTTTATCTTCATTTATAACTTGTGGGGATCCTAAAGGATCACATACAATTGTTTTTTTATTATCATTCATATTAGATAGATTGACATAAAAATAATAATACACATACTCATTTTTTTATATCTAGCCTTTTTATGAAATAGTATCGTTTTGTTCTTATATTTTTTGGTTCTGCTTTGATGGTGTATTCAGTACTTAATATTTGATATTCATTTTTCAATAGATGGCGAATAATTGATACATATGGTCTTTTTATTTTATCAGGATATGATATTGCTGTTATGGTACTCATAGAAAAATAATTATGTATTTTTGGTAATAAATCCATTATCTTCTGTTGAAGTTCTTTATCTTGGTCTATTTCATACAATATAAGACAATTAGTTTCTTTCAAATTCAACAATTCAATTAGTTCTTCTCTTATTTGTTTTTGTTGTTCTGGATACAACTCAGTTTTAAGTCTCATTATGATGATAATGTCTTATAATATACTTAATATATTCTTATGTTGTTTTATATGTTTTAGGTTTTCTATATCTTGTTGACAACTTTCTTGTATATTTTTTCAAACCTTCCTTATTGTAAGCATTATTGAAATAGTTTTTATAATTATCTTCTCTTACCAACTTAATAGCATTATTAATTTCCTCATTTAATTCATCATAATTTAACACTTTCTTATTCAATTTGAGATAATGCTTTATTTGATTGAAATAATTTTCTATAGGAGCATTTGTTTTTGGGGTGTAGCAAATTGAAAATAAATATTTATTACCACTATTGATAATAGCATCTTTTACAAACTGATTATTATGACTTCCTGCATTATCTAATATAATCAGATTGTCTTTGTATTTATTAAATATATGTTCTTCTAAGAAATCTACAAATCTTTCTTTTGTCATACCACCTTGTTGATATAATTTAGACCCTACACACCCTGAATTATTGATTGCTACTAATAATGTAAATTTTCTAAATACGTAATTATCATCTGTTTTTACAATACACTTCTGACCTAATTGACACCTACTATATTCTAACATCATAGCAGGTTGTATGGAAGTTTCATCTAAACATATAATTTTATCAATAGGATATTTACTTACCTCATTATAAAACTTATTTAACTCATTTTCTTTATTCACTTCCATACCATACCTTGTTGCTGGAAAATGCTGATGTTTTGTTCTTTTTCTGGTTTTATTATTGTCTCTTAATACTTTACCTAAATGTTGTGATGTAATATCAAATGAAGGATATTTATCAAGTATGAGTTTCTTCAATTCAGTCATAGTAATCTGTTCGTTTTGTTTTAGTAGTCTAATAGCATATTGAACTTGCTCTTTTGTTATTTTATAAGACATAGAAGATCGGTTAAGTCTTTCAATATGTCTGTATGTCTTGTATTTCATAATCCATCTTCTCAATGAAGACTTCTTACAAGCAAAAATATCACATACTTCATCTAAACTAACATCATTTTGTAAATAGTACTTGACAGCAGTAATTTTATAGTCTTGTGTTTTATGTTTCATAATAATACATAATAAAAAATTAATATTTGTGCCATTTTAAATCTTCAAGGGTGTAAACTGCTGATAATTTATAGTCTTCTGTTTTATGTTTCATTATAATTACCTAATAAAAATATATAAATATTTGTCTCATTTTAAATCTTCAAGGGTTTAAAATCGTCTGTTTCATAACAAATAGGGATGTAATCGTCAATAATTGGTTCAGTTTCCATTCTTTGGATAACAAAGAAATAATAAAAATCATATCATTTTTTAATGCATATATGGACTATAAAATATATTTATATATTCTATTAAATATAATCATAAGACTTACCTTCTAGAACCCTTTGATTTGAGTGAAGGTTTTGATATTCTCTTCAAATCTTTTACTGATTTTTTCAATAATTTAGAAATATCTTTTGCAGATTTTCTAATCTTATTAGGCGTATTCATTGCACTTTTAAAAGGGTCATCTACATTTTCTTTAATATCATCTTTAAACTTACCTATATTATTTATTAAAGATGAAACACCCTCTGTAATTATTGGAATTACAATACCAGTTAAAAATATAATTAAAAATAAGAACAATTCGATTATTGTACCAATCATTATTACATCTCTGCTTATTCCTTCAGAACATTTGCATTTTTCATTTATGAGATATCTAACATAATCAAATGTCATATATATATACACAACAAATATTAAATAGAATATGATTTCAAATATTTGATACAGTGTTGCTATTGTTTCACCAAAATTATCATATATATTTCTGATTGATACAAATCCACTGAATAACATAAATATTATTGATATTATGGTATATGATTTTATAAAATCTCTACTAGAATGGGAAGCACAATCACAACCTATCTTTTCTAATTTAGTAATATATGTAAAAATAACTAAAAGTAGAGTAAATATCAATAATTTTATAATTAACCCGCCTATAAAACCTATACTAATTTGTTCTTCCTTCATATTATATATCTATTATTATGCACTATTTTTTTTCAATTATGTTATAGATTAAAAATCTGGATGAATTATCAAATAATTTAATGTCCATATCTTTAACTTTTTTTACTACATTGGGACAATTATAATGTTTTGTAATTTTATATATTTGTTCTAGAAATATATCTATTACATGTTTGTAAACAATTTCATTTTGCAATTTATTATTCATATATTTAATCATAGTATCTAGAATATCATTAAGCAGAAGATCCATATTCTTGTTTAATTTTATCCATGTTGAATTGATTATATTAATTTCTTTTTTCCATTTTACATAATTACAATACATATCATATTCGTCATTTAACAATAATATATTATTTGTTATTATATAATCAGACGGATACCATTCTTTATTTTCAATATAATTATCCCACATCTTATTAATCATTTTACTTAAAAACTCCTCCTCAAAAAAATTAAGAATATCAAAATACAAATCATTATCGTCTGTTTTAATGTAAGACCAAATCAATTGAAAGTACTCTTCTGTATTATTAGAAATAATTATTTCATTGATTTTTTCATAAATTACTGTTTTATTTTTGCTTGAAAGTTTATTAAGATGACCTGTTAATTGTCGTTTTAATATAGAGTTATCAGTAAAATCTGGAATTATAATATGGAATCT